TTGGCTGTCATTTCCTGGTATATTGTTTGCTTTTACTCTAATAAAACTGTAAGGTTGAAGTATCTCAAAAATAGGGAACAACATCTGCCAATTTTCATGTGAAGTTATCACCGTGGAATTCTGATGGAACCAATGCACAAATTGTACTTGATATTTTGTATCAGTCATCATGTCTTTTGTGTCCACAACGTGGTCATTGTAAAACCAAGGAAATCTATCAGAAGTTAATTGTTGTTGTAAAATATCAAATGCTTTTTGATTCAAAACATTTGTACAAATCAATTTACTTTTTTCTATTTTAGTTTCCATTTTTAAATTTTTCTAATATATTTGTAGTTGAAAAACCTTGTACAGTTGGAAATATTACAACTTCAGCCATATCATTACCCACTGTGGTTTCTATCGTGTAATCTCCACCTTTAACTATCACATTAGGTTGATGTATTTTAATTGCTTCTAAAGGAGTATCTTCATCGAACACAACCACTTTGTCTACCCATGGTAATTGTAGCAACTGTTGTTCTCTGATTAATGTGTTGTTTAAAGGTCTATCGTTTCCTTTTAATCTTTTTACACTGGCATCTGAATTAATACCCACAATCAATTTGTCTCCTTGCAGTTTGGCAAATTTTAAAAGTTCTAAATGTCCTTTGTGTAGTATATCAAACACACCGTTGGTCCAAACAATTCTATCTTCGATATCAGTTTTTTTAACCACAGTAACTCCTCTGTGTTGTACGACTCTACTTGCACCTTTCAATGCTTTTTCACAAGCATCTATCATTGAACTGCCTTGTTCATGATAATAAACAATGATTGCTAATACTGTGTCACCAGCACCACTGACATCTGCCAACTCAACAGCATCTCCTGTGATGTGTTTGTATATGTTCTCTCCCACAACATGAATACCATTAGCACCATCGGTAACAATTAACCATTGCCAATTGTGATGTATTCTTTTTATGTCTGCTGTGTGTGGATCAAATTTACCAAACCAATTTTCGTATTCTTTCATGTTGGGTTTAATCAAATATGAGCCGTAATAAATGTTGGGATCTTGCTTGGGATCTACATAAATTCTTTTGACTTTGTCTTGAATACGTCTCACTAGATGTTCTTTAACAACACCTTTGTTGTAATCACTAATAATAACAATGTCATTGTTTTGTAAATTTTTAAGTAAAGTTTCTTGTGGTGTATCGCGTGTGTATTCTTCCTCTTTGTCCAGTCTTAACAGGTGCTGTCCATCAGGTCCTATCATACGTGTTTTGGTAGTGGTTGCAGAACCATCCTGACATAGGTAGGTTTTAATGCTGTTTTCTAGTAAAATTTCCTGTATTTTATGTCCTGGGGCATCGTTGCCCACCGATCCATACAGATGCGTGTCTGCGCCAAGATTTGACAGGTTTAAAGCGAGGTTTCCAGCGCCTCCTACGTTGTGATTACGTGTGTATTCTTTTAATACTAGTGCAGATGCTTCAGGAGACACTTTGGTACAATCTCCTTGCACCCATATGTCCAACATAACATCGCCAATTATTTTCATTTGATCAATCTTAACATTTTAAACACAGTGTCTAATTTAATCTGATTAGTCTTATTTTGAAAAGTTTTGCGTAAACCTTGATGTAACGGTTTGGGCCAATTGCCAAAACTTACCCAAGCATATCCATCGTGTTCTGTGTTTAAATGTGGAATAAATTCTTTTTCAACCACACAAAGATATGTGTGATACAGAAAGTTTTCATCATTACTAATGAACGTTTCCATAGGTATGGTTTTTTTGATTGGTTGTTCTCCAATTTCTTCTTTGATTTCTCTTTGAAGTCCTTCCCACAAATTTTGATCTGTGGTAGTGGTTCCGCCAACTAATCCCCAAACATTGTTCTGTTTGCTTTTGGTTCTGTGTAATAATAAAAAACGTTTTGTGTCTAGTGTATAGAAGAGTGCCCCGCACCCTACAATTTTACTGCTCATGTAATTAATTATGTGACTATTGAATCTTCCAGGTGCCTTTTCGATACTCGCCTTCGAATGATAATAACCATTCTGTACCATTCCATTTGTACTGCACACCGGTATTTAAATTGGTAATATATTTGATACTGAAATTACTTGCTGTTGCTGGATTGGCACTGGCATCAAAAATAACCTGCCAATTTGTTCCATTCCATTCAATAATATCATTTTCGCCTGCCACTAAATCGATATTGCTGTCGCCTTTCCAAGCATCTGCTCCGTCGACGTTATCAGCACTTCCAATGCCTTTCAATAATAATAATCTTTTACCAGTTTGCTTAACACTTGATGGATCAAACTTTGTAGGATCCACTATAAAATCAACTGATCCACTTGTTGTACCTGGGCCTACAATCACCGTGTCTGTGGGTAATGTATCTTCATCCCAGTCTATTAATAGTTGATAAGGATTGCTTTCGTTGATAGCAACTGTGCCCACTACTTGAGCATCTATACCTTCTCTGTTGAGATAAATTTTACTCAATCCATTTTTATAATTAGGTATTGTGTCGACATTGCCATTCCATACTAAACCACCTATTACACCTTTGGTTACTATTTGTGCCACACTGCCTAACACATAGATGTCATAATTAATTCCTGTTGTGCCTAATACAGCATCAGTGTCTTTTCTAACAGCATTACCTTTGTCATCTAATTTAATACTGTTTTCATAACCGTCTTGATATGCTTTTAATTCTGGCATTGTTTGACTTAGATCAATATTGCCAGATTGTTCATTGAATATACTTGTGATTATATGAGTAATAACTCCAAGTTTCTTAACCTTTGTAGGAGGTGAAATATATATTGGAGTTGTAAATCCTAATGTAGCAACATCAACTTCTGTTTCAGTACCTAGTGGAATAGTTCTAGAAGAAAAATTAATATTTGCTAATTCGACCACACTTAAACTCGTCCAATCCACATAGTTGTCTGTGGTTTGTATTTCTAATGATGGATTAAACAACATCATTATTTGTTCCATTATTTGTAATTTTTGTTCTGTGTTAGATGACCAAATATCAGCATTCAATGTTAATGTGTATGGTGTTGGCATTAATCTTTCCACAGTAACATTTTTACCTTGTGTATTCAAATATTCATTGTTGTTGGCATCATATGCTCTTTCTCTGACATGAACTTTACTAATAAAACTAGAATCTGCTAAACGAGTTCTATCCATTTCCACACCAGTAACATACACACCCATTCTAGGTACAGACGGTAATTTATTTTCTGAATTATCTCTTATAATGTGTGATACTTGTCTTGATATATCTCCATACATAACAGGAATAGTTCTTAAAGAACCATCTCCATCTTTGTATGAAAAATTACTCATCAGTCTAATTATTTGAGTAATATATCTTCTAATCTGTCCGTCGTAAAAAAACTGCATTAATTATCCGCCTTTGGTCTGAGTGCTTTAGATAAACTTTGTCTTTCAGTCACTGATTCTCCAGCAATCGTTGATGTTTTAGTGTTGTTAATAAATGTACCTTTTTGTGTACTTCTTGTATCAGTGTTAGTTAGTGTCATACGTATGTTATCTTCCATTTTTACCCAGCGTCCACCATCAAATCTAAATAATCTATTTGGTAAAAAGTCAGTACGTAAAAAATAATCCCCTTTGTCCGAAGCAGTTGGAAAACTTATTCCGAATCCAAATACTTCTCCATTAGGTGCAAGTCCGTCACCTAACAAGTAACCATCATAACCAGTTTTACTTGGAGTCTGATTGACTCTGTCAGCCAATGTATTTTGTGTGGATGTATCTAATTTACTTGTATCGGTTGTAACAAGTTCAGGTTTTCCTTGATCATCAACCTGCAGTGTGTAAAAATGTGCTATATCATATCCTGATTTAGGTGCATCTGCTTCTGCTTGAGCAACAACGGCATTGTTAATTTGCATTTCGGCTTCATACGTTGAAAGTACATCTCTCAATGTTTTACCATCACCTGCTCCAGCATCTTTGTT